ATTTATGAGATGGAGAACAGGTCAAGGGTTCAGGCCCTGACGTGGATGGGTCACCAGATAGCTAAAGGTGAACGGACTAGTTTCGAATACTTCACCGGTAACTTCAGATACTCGGTAAATGAGGTTAAGAAGCTGCTCGCTGGCGGGATGTTGCGGGGTATGAACCCCGCAACCGGGTCATCGTGGGCGGCTGAGGATTATGTCGCCACTGACGGCTCATTTGAAGACGGGTTGCTGAACCGGTACTCGACTGAACTGGACCTGGTGCGGGCTATGATTCGGCTTGAGGATAAGAACCATGAAGCAGCCCGTGCTATTGTCCTGCGGTATCTGGTTGGCCGGGTGCCTAAAGGGTCGAAGGATGAGGTTGCTTTGGTGCGGGCGTTGGTGTATCTCACTGAGGAGATGAACCGCAGCTTCAAGAAGCAGCACGCTGAGTCCCCGGATGGTCCTGGTAGTCGGCGGGCTATCAGCAATGCGAAAGCTCAGCGGGTGTCGCAGCAGCAATACTCCGGAGCCTACGACGGGAGTGGTTCTGGGTGGTCAGAAACACCAGGGGACCGGTGATGAACATTTTCGACCACATGTTTAATGGGATGGGAGGGTCAGAGCGTTACCGCGCTCTGATTATCCCTGAGTTGTTTCCGGAGGCGAAGCCGTGGCTGTTCCGGAACTGGCATGAAGATGATATCGTGGATTATTGGATTGATATGGAGGAAGATGTATGGGCATAAATTGGGGTTCTACCGGCGAGGTGGTGTATGAGCGAACCTATTCCAGAACTAAGCCAGACGGAACTAAGGAAACTTGGCCGGAAACTGTGGATAGAGTGGTGTCTGGGAACCTCGCGCTTGTGGATTCTCGGTATCAACTGCGAGGAGAACGAGAAGAACTCATCCGATTGATGACGGAGTTCAAAATCCTTCCTGGTGGCAGGCATTTGTGGGCGAGCGGCGTCAAGAACGCCGCTCACCTGTTCAATTGCTGGGTGGCCGGGTGGACTGACAACCCGTCAGACCACTTTGCGTTCACATTCATGCGGTTGATGGAAGGTGGCGGGGTAGGGTCCAACTACTCCAACAAGTTCCTAGAGCAGTACCCTCCGGTGCAGCAGGAGTTGTGGGTTCACATCGTGTGTGATGAAGAGCATCCGGATTATGAGGCTATGAAGGCTGCGGGGGTGTTGTCGGAGGTGTATGACCCGGAGTGGATGGGTGCCTACGTCATTGAGGACTCGCGTGAGGGCTGGGCTGCCGCGTTGACTGACCTGATTGACACAGCGTACCGGGATGAGGTCAGCCACTACAATCGGGTGTACGATGTTTCCCGTATCCGGCCTGCCGGGGCGAAGCTGAAAACGTTTGGTGGCAGAGCCTCAGGGCCTCTGCCGTTCAGCAAGATGCTCATTCAGGTGTGTAACATCCTGGGTGATGTGACATTCAATTCGGAGGGGAAGCTGACCGGCTTGGACGCTATGGAGATTGACCATTCTATCGCACAGTGTGTGGTAGCTGGTGGTGTCAGGCGTGCAGCCCGGATGGCTATGATGCACTGGGCTGACCCGCAAATCATGGAGTTCATCCACTGCAAAGAACAGTCAGGGTCGCACTGGACAACGAACATCTCGGTGGAGGTGGACTCGGAGTTCTGGCATCAGACACGTCAGGGTCATGCCTGGACAGCGGCGAAGGTGCTGAATGAACTGGGTGTCGGTGCGGTTCGCAACGGCGAACCTGGCATGTGGGACTCGTCACTGTCGAATGTGGGTGAACCTAACCGGGTGATTTGCACTAACCCGTGCGGGGAAATCACGCTGGAAGCGTGGGAGCCGTGTAACCTGGGTCATGTGAACCTACAGGGGTTCGTTGAGAAAGGCCGGTGGGTGAACTATGTGGACCTTCACCTGGCACACAGGTTGATGACACGGTTCTTGATTCGTGCCACGTTCGCTGAGGTGGGTGACCCTAGGTCACGGGAGGTGCTTGACCGGAACCGCCGTATCGGTCTCGGGCATCTGGGCACTGCCGGGTTCCTAGCCCTGAACGGCATCCGTTATTCGGATGCCCCTCAGAACGGGTGGTTTGTTGAACTGCTCGACACACTAGCTGACCTAGTAGATGAGGAAGCTGCACGGTTCTCCCATGACCTGCGTATCCCGGTGCCGGTGAAGAAACGGACAGTCGCCCCGACAGGGACGATTGCGAAAATGCCTGGGGTGTCGGAGGGTATCCATCCGATTTTCTCCCGGTTCTTTAACCGACGTATCCGGTTCACGATGACTGACCCTGAGCAGGCGGACACAGTAGACCGGTACCAGCAGCAAGGGTATTGGGTGGAGCCTGACCTGGTGGCAGCCAACACAATGGTGGTCACAATCCCCACCAAGGACTCGCTCGTCCAAGCGGTGGAAGATTCTTTGGGACCAGCGTACACTCATGTGGTGGAGTCGGCGGACGAGTTGACACTCGACCAGATGCTTGCTATGCAAGCTTGCTACCAGCAGAACTGGGCTGACAATTCGGTGTCGTTCACGGCGAATGTGGACCCTGACCGGTATTTGCCGGGTGATATTGCGGACACTTTGCAAGCGTTCGCCGGGAAGATTAAGGGCAGTACCGTGTTTCCTGAACTGTCGTTTAAGCAGGCCCCGTATGAGCGTATTACGGAGGCTGAGTGGAAGGCGGCGACAGGCCACACCATCTCTGATGGTGTTAATGAGGAATGCACATCCGGTGCATGCCCGATAAGATGATGGAGGAGAATATGACGGCACCTGACCCGTTCGCGGATGGGCCTGATGATGATGAGGCCACCCGTTATGGGGTGGCCCCTAACCCGACTGACACACCTGTCGAGTCGGTTTCGGTAAAGAAGACGGCCAGTAAGAAGCTGGCCGCTGTCAAGAAAGAGGAGGGCCAAGTGGCTGACAACAACAATGAGGGTATCACCTTGACGTTCAAGGGCGGTTCCGGGTTCGATGCACCGTGGGTGGTGGTTCATGCTAAGGATGTGCATGACGCCTACGAGACAGCTTCCGACCCGCTACTGGAGGAACTGTTCAAAAAGGTGCAGGAGCAGGGCACTGCGTTCTCCGGGCTTGCCCCTGAGAAGCCCGCTGCGGCCCAGCCGCAGCGACCTGGTGCCCCTACCCCTCCGCCGGGTTCCCCCGGCCCTGACTGGACCTATAAGGAGGGTATCGGTAAGAACGGGAAGCCGTGGAAAGCGTGGATGCCTCCGCGTGACTCCGGACTCAGCCCGGTCTGGCTGTAACATCCATCTATCGGGGGAGGGGCTTCGGCCCCTCCCCCCTCCCCGGAGGGAACTATGAAAGTCACAACAATCACACTACAGCAAGGCGAACCTATCCGCGTGTGGGGTGAAGTAGAGTTGGACATCATCCACAATGCGTTGATTGTGCGTGGTGAGGACGGGAACTACATCTCGTTTTACTGGCCGTTCGTCGCATATTACGCTGTCACTGAGGCCCCTGGTGGGCCTCCGGTTGGCTCCGCCAAGAAAGAGCCGCAACTCACACACTGAGAGGAGTATCGTGAGGGAATATGTTAAGGAGGTTGCTGGTGCCAAAGTGCAAATCAACACAGTCCAGTCAGAGTCAGAGCTTGTGGGATTTAGAGAGTTTGTACAGCGAGAAAGCTGTCTCGGAGTGGATTCGGAAACAACCGGACTCGATATCTATAGTGATAGCTTCCGGTGCAGGCTCGTACAGTTTGGAACTGCGGACGAAGCCTGGGTCATTCCTGTTGAGCTTGGTGAGCCGTTTGCAGCGGCTGCTGTTCAGGCGTTGGCGCAAGCAGAACGCTTGGTCTTACAAAACGCCGCATACGACTTACAGGTTTTCGAGCGGACCCTCGGGGCCTCTATGGAATCGTTGTGGCCGCGAGTAGTTGACACCAAAATCCTGGCACACTTGGTTGACCCCCGCGCCGTCAAAGAAGGAGGGCGCGGGCATTCTTTGCAGGAGTTGACTGCCGCATATATCGACGCCGATATAGCAGCCAACGTCAAGGGCCTGATGCACCAACTGGCTAAGGACACTAAGGGCGCTAGTGTGTCTACTATCTGGAAGAAAGTTGACCTGTTCAATCCGGACTACTTACTGTACGCCGGGATGGACACTATTCTGGTGTCTAGGCTGCTGCCTATTTTGGATAAGCAGATGCCGACTGGGTCTCGGAAGCTGATTCGGTTCGAGCATGAACTGGCTGAGGTGTGTTCATATATTGAGCGGACAGGGTTCCTGCTGGATGTGGAATACTCGGAGGAGTTGGCTGCTAAGCTGCGCCTGGAGGAG